TTTGCTTAACGTTTACGTATTGTTTAGAAAACTTATAAAAGTTTACATAGTCACTAAATGGATGACTACGAACTACAGAAACCTGATGGTACATTTGACTGAATGATTCAGGTGTTGGTGTTCCAGATAAGAATATTACAAAAGGATTGTTTTCTAAGATCAAGGAACGCACTTGTGTGGATCGTTTATTTCTTTTGGGAAATGCTCCCATACCATGGGCCTCATCACAGATTACCATATCCCAACCTTTTTGGTCTATTTTATGAAGAGATTCGTAATTAATAACAGTGATATTATAAGAAGGATTAAGAAGTTTATAGTCATCTTCTATACTGCTTATGGCTTTTTTCTTAGTTATAAATAAAAGGTTAGAGACTGGTAAAAGCGCACTTACACCCAAGCTCGTGAGAGTTTTACCAGTTCTTACCTCCATCGCAAGATAAACAAATTTATCTTTTAACAACAGAGGTTTAGCCTTGTTAATTATTTCTTTTTGATAGTCTCTAAACTCCATACTAAAAATCCATTGTTCCGTTAGTTTCTAATTCATGTTTGCTTCTAAAACGAATCCATCTTCCATGTTCATCTCTGTCGGCTTCAGGCTTACAGTCGTACTTGTATAAAGAATATGCCACTAACCATTTATAAAATTTTGTTCTTGATACAGTCATTTTAGATTTAGGCGCAAAGTCAGGGTTGTCTTCCACAAAATCCAAATACAAATCGTTTTTATAAACCTTGTAGTTTTTCTTTAATTTTTGATTTGTATTATTACTTCCAATAACACCACACCACTCTAAAAACTCATGGCATGTTTCTGCTGACAATTGTCTTATTTTAAGATTTACAAATTTAGATTTGATTAATCCATGCATCATGTATTGTTGTAAACATCCTATCATGTAATTATCAAACTGACACCATTCATCATCATCCCATTCTCCAAACATAAGTTTGCCAAACTCTTTTAGTGGAGTCATATCTTTTGTATAGTGTTGAGCTAACTCCAGCTCCCACTTTCTTCTTTCAAATGAAGATCCCTTTCCTTTGATGGCATAGTTCGTAGTTATTGCTACTTTTGGAGATTTGCTAAATGGTATTTTAATTGCATCCTTGTTTTTCTTTTCGAGTGTAAGGCCTTCTGTTACAACGCTAAATAATCTTTCGAAATCAAAATGTTTTTTAACGTCATCAAAGCACAGAATTTGAGTGTCGGCAGAAACGAGCTGGTATGCAAAGCTCTTTTCAAAATTGAATGATTTACCATCAATTACAACTAATTTTTTCATATGACCTAAAGCACTCATAAACAATCCTTTTCCAGTTCCCCCTTCAGGGTTGTCAGAGATTACCTCATCATTTAAAATAGCAGCTGGGCAGTAGCTTAAGTTTTTCCACGCATGAAGTAGATACCCTATAGTTGATTTCATTGATTTTGTTCTGCTTTCATCCTGACCACAAATGTTTGATATGAACTGCTGGTAATCACACCCATCTCCATCACATATCTGAAAGTTTCTATCTATTACATGGTCTTTCCATACATAACCACCTAAATCTAAGTAATCAATTTTAGTAATGGTATTATGTTTAACTTTTACAGCTCCATTTTTATAATATAAATAAGCAGTGTCTTTATTGTCTTCAATGAAATAAACATCAATTGAATTTAATAAAGTTAAAAACTCTTCTCTAAAATATCGTGTATGTTCAGCGAAGTAATTATAAACCGACAAGTCATCTACCTCCAGTAAGTAATTTAAAATAAAATCTTTTATTTCTTTTTCAGAAGTGTGGTCTATTAAGTTGTTTGTTACTTTTACAAAAACATAATTTTTACTTCCTTCAGGATTAAATTTAAAGAAACCGTTTTCTTCTAAAAATTGCTTAAAAAGTATATGAACTATTTTTATAACCCCTTTGTCGTTTTTAGTCCAAAATTGATTGTTGGCATTTTCTTGGTCTAATCTTGATAAAACATTTTCAATCGTGGTAGACTCTATATCAGAGTTCTCAAGCTCAACCCTGATATCTTTTTTTGCTACGCCACGCTTTAACTTCATTCTAAGGTTATTTACCTTGTCTTCATCTTCATAATATTTAGTTCCAAAATTATGTTTTTGAGCGTATGCACTTTGAATTGTTCTTTTAATTTCAGCTCTATTAAAATTTTTAGTTTCGTAATTCATTAGCTGTGATTCAGCTAAAGATTGATAAACACCAAAATCATTAAATGCTGCAGCTAAAACATAGGCGTTATTGTTTCTCTCTCCTTCATTCATAGGAAACTTTTTTGTCCACCACTTTACAAGAATTTCCACTATTTTGTTTTCATCGGTTACTGGTATAGTTGGAATATCGTTGTGTCTATGAACCTCTGTATACTGTTGTTCTATTATTTTATCCCACAAACTTGACTGTGCATTAATGTAAATTAAGGGATCATATGATTCATAACAGACACGTGAGACATTTTTACATGACTTATCGAAGTAAACGCTATCAAAATAATTTTGAAGGCTTACGAAGTAGTTTTTGTGGTCTTCTGTTATTGGTGGTATTTTTACCAAAACTTTTAAACCATTACCACTGGGAGAAATAAATACTGAATAAACGTATTTATCTTTAGATAATCTTTCTTTTTCCTGCAGTAAATCTCTATTAGATTTATATCCATCAAAATCTAAACAAATAAATCCACTATGTTCTTTAATTGAGTTATCGTTTCTTTTTAAAAATTTACCACTAAAGCATATAGCTGGTAACTTTTGCTTTAGTATGTTTCTATTGTCTTTGTCTTTTTCTGCACGAATCTTTTTTACTATATCTTTTGATGCTCCTTCCTGTATTCTTGTTAATACTAAATTTATGTTCCTGTAGAATGGCTGCGAGGTTTGTTTAATGTCTTTAAATATCGTAATGTCCATTTTATGTCGTTTTTATGTCGTTTTTAATTTATCTAACTCTCTTTTTATCAACTACTTATATTAATTAATGTCGATAATGTCAATAATATATAAAGAAGTATAGATGAATAATAGTTGATTTAATTTTTTTTTTATAGTTCCAATGGAACTGTTTTTTATGACATTTGTCATTGTCAAGAGCAAAAGAAAGAGGGCCAAGCCCCCTTAACTCTTGTCTTGTTGATTGGTTAAAATGGTAAATCAGGCTCTAAGTGTGTCTTAGTTGCAACCTCTAAATCAGCAGTGCCGCCCTTTTTGTATGGCTCTTGCATCTTGCAAGAAAAATACGTTTTACCACCTTTAGATGTTGTAACCCACGCTGAGACTTGGAATTCATTTCCATTCATGTCTTTACCATTACCATTGTAATGTGGCTGATTGTTGTCATCAGTTCTGTTTTCATTTTTAAATAGAGAAAAAGTCCCTGGCTTGATTTCATAATTACTCATAATTATTTATTTTAATGTTTTGTTCCATTAGGTTTAATGTAGATAACATAACTTCATTTTTATGCTCTACGCTGTTACAAGACATTGGAACTTCTACCCACATAACAGTTTTTTTTGGCGTCAACTTAAACAGACTACAGAGTTTGTCTATGTATGTACGAATGTATATCTTCTGTTGCTTCATCGCTAAAATATTTTTGATAAACTTCTACAGCTCTTTCTACCTTGTCAGCTCCACCTCTTAAAAAAGCATCTGAGCATTCAAATATACCAAGTCTTGCAGTCAATTTATCTATTACTAAAAAAATAAGTGGCTTACCAAAAAGCCTTTGGTATATGTAAGCTTGACTATCGTAATTATAAGTTTTTGCACTGTACAAAAATTTATCGATATCTGAACTGGTTTTGATGTCGACCAGCAAACCTTTGTTATGGTTTATAATATCAGCTTTTCCCTTCCAATCTAAGCTCATAATTTTTTGAATCTCAGGAACTTCAAACTCATTACCATCTTCATATATGTAGTCAAACATCTCCATGTTAGAAGTCATTTTAGTACACAGAAAGTCTAAATGCTCTTTTTCTTTTTTAAGCAAAAGTATCTCCCCTTCGTCTATTGACTCTTTATACGCTTTGGTGTTTCTTGATGCCACATCAATTACTTTGAACTCACTTAGTTTTTGTGGCTCTAATATTTTTGTGTGAAAATATCTACCCTCAAGCATCGGCTTTGTCATCGTTTGACTTACTCTAAACTGGGTAGGATTCTTTAATAGCTTTCCTATGTCAGAGTTTGATAAGAACTGCTTACCAAACTCTCCATAGTATTTATCGTCATCTTTTAATGCCTCTAATATAGATCCCTTATCCATTGTTTATGACTTTAGATATTTCCTTCTTTACTACAGCTTTCATCTTGTATTTAGTTTGAAGATTTTCAGCAATCTTAGTTAAGCCTAAAGATTTATTAGATGCTACGTATTTTAAAACTTTTTCCCAATTAGCATCTCCAATATCTAAAGTTATTAAAGTAGTCATAGATTCTTTCTTAGGTGGCTTTGCTGCCACATTAGTAGTTTCTATTAAATCTTCTCCAGCATACAAACTTAAGCCTAATCCATGCATTGCAATAGCTTTTGCTGTAGCTCTTTGAATAGCTGTATTAACATCCATAGTAGTGATTTTATCAATTCGTATTGAATTGTTTCTAAAATCTTTTATAGGAAGATAATCTATATGTTCTAATTCATTGACTACGATTCCTACTTTTACATATCCAGTAACCCCATCAGTAAACCAGTTCAATCCAGTCTCAGGAGATTCATAAACATTTCTTTGTGCATCTGCGTGTTCTAATTTTAAGTAAGCCCAAGCATTTGCCCATGACAAATAATCAAGGTTTCCCTTTTTTTCTACTTTACTTTTTACGTTGATACTTACCAACTTTTTGAAATAACTTTCTTTACTCATTCTATTTGATTTTAATTAATAATTGATTTAACTTTAATTTTAGCTCTGCATGTTTCTGCAGTGCTTTTTCTCTTTTGTTTTTTAAATTTTGAATATGCTTATCGTTTTTACGTGTATTAACCTCTTTTTTTATTCTCTCTTCAATTAACATCAGCTTGTGCTTACAGTTTTCTACTGAAAGAATTAGACATCCAGTTAACCAGCCATTATACTTAAAAAAATCATACTCAAATTTATCGCATACCTTGTAGTAAGAGCCACCTTTACCTAAGTTTAATATTTCTATTCTGTCTTCAAATTTTTGAATCTTGACTCCATTATGGATAATGCTAATACCCTTTGGCATTTCACTTTTTACGCTGTTGTTAGATTCAAAAGCTTGATTAAATATTTCTTTTAAAGAATACATATTACTGTCCTAAAATATCATTAATCATACCTTTGAAATCAGAGTCACTATCTACAAGCTCCTTTGCTTTTCTATAGCTATAGATTATATTTGAGTGTGTAACTTGATGACCATTTTCTTCCATAAATCTCTTAATGTATGATACCCTCATTGGTCTTTCCATGCATAGGTAGTAAAGTAACTGCCTTGCATCAACAATGTCTCTTCGTCTTGTTTTAGTAAACATCTCATCTAAACTCAGATGAAACTTTTTAGCTATAGTTGTAGCATAAATATCAAAAATATCTTTCTTCATTTATTTATTATTTAATTTGTTTAATTCAAACTTCAAGTGATCAATAGCTTTTTGAATATCCTCATTAGGAGTTTCATGCTTTTTATAAGCTCTTAAAATATAAGTACAAGCTGTACCTAAATTATAATTTAAATCAAAGTTCGTTACTACATCTATTGCAGTATAGTTTTTTTTACCATCGTAATAAGTTGGTGTGTCAACTTTTACTTCGTTTGTATTGGTGGTAGTCCAATGTTGTCTTTTTATTGCCATTACGTTATGTTTTGTACCACAAAAACCCCCATGCGTAAACATGGAGGTGATTGTTTGAATCAACTACAATTCAGATTAAAGGTTAAGTAGCCAAGTTATAAGTCTGTAGAGCTGCCATCCAATTAGGATAGAAATTATACCCATTACAGACCATACTGCAAGTTTTAAGTTTCTGTCTTCTCTGCTCATTATTAAATGCCTAAAGGGTATTCGTCTTCGTCAATTTCTTCGTGCTGGACTTCAATAACTTTTTCTTCGTCATCATGTCCGTTTATTATATTAAAACACGTTGCCATGTGGATGGCATTATTCATTCTAACTGGGTTGTCAGGGTTCAGGGATTCAAAAAACTTTCTTAATTCTACGCTCATAATTTAATTATATTTAGTTTGTAAAGGTATTATAAATAATTAATAAAAACAAATAAAGATATGACATTGTACCCAAAAGGACACGATGTCATACCTAAAAAATGCTTGTTACGAATTAACAACAGAGTTATTTTCTAACACCATATCTATGAATTCTTTTATGTGTCTTTCCTCTGCATAATCATGTTCTTTCATAGCGTGTTCTAACTCCTCTCTGTCGGTTTCATCCTCGAAATTATAATACAAGTTGTCCATCCAAGAATGAATACAATCATTGTATCTGTACTCATGATAAGTCATCTCTTGATGTTCTACTGTCCCAGTGTGATTGAACTTAACTATACCTGCAAAATCATCTCCACACTCTTCATATTCCATCTCAGCTGTCAAGCTGTAGTGCTTACATATCTCTTCAACTAATGTTACTGGTGGACTCCATGCACTGTCTCCTGCAACAGTAAAAGTTTCTTCATCATCACATGGATAATCTTCCAAGTTGAAGTCCCACCAGCGTGTTCCGTAGTAGTAAAAATCTTTATACTTTTTACTAAGCTCCTCTTCAGTAGCTCCAATCTTACCCTTGTCCAGTACAAAGTCTCCAAACTCTACAAAGTAATTGGTTTTGTCATACTCCTTGAACTTGTTTCTTAGTTTTTTTAATGCAGCAGCGTTTCCATTAAACGTTACGTAATTCCAACAATTGTTTGCCATTTTATTTAATTTAAGTTATGTGACTTATGTCGTGAATAGGGAGGAATCGAACCTCCCAAGCACCATGCTATTCTGTAATTATTCTGATGATAACATCCATTTTACCTTGTTGTCTTCTACAACAATAGTCCCTGTGTCATCCCACTCTTCGCCTCTCCACTCTATGCGACCATTCAGTTTTAATCCCCACCCTTTAAAGATGTATTTAATGATGTATTCTAACCATTCCTTGAACTTGTAGAACTTCTCTCCACCATCCCATTCTAACCTATAATTTCCGTTTTGCTCTACAATCTCCCACTGCAGCCATATTGATGGCTTTCCGTTTGGCTGGTAGCCATCCTCGTGTCGCTGATTAGCAAACTTCTTATACGTTTCAACCATGTCCTTTGTCAATGGTTTATCAAAATTTAAACTGCCTCTAAAATCTGTACTGTATCCCATAATTATAATTTGTTTTTGATTGCACTTCGATTAATAAACGTCACTATTTGATTCAGCTCGTGAATCTCGTCACTACCTATTCTTTGACTCCAGTCCAGTATTCCTTTGACTGCAGCTCTGACTTCATTTAAGTCTTTACGTAATGATTTTACTTTCTTTTGAGACTCTAAATAGTCTCCCATTAATTCAGTGATTCTGTTGAAATCTCTGTCTTTTTGTGTTTCTTGATAACTGCTCATTGTATTAAATTTAAGTTATGGCATTATTGCCTTTTACCACCAAAACCCCACTCCGTTTTGGAAGTGAGGTAGGGGTGTTTAGGGATCTGTGGATTTTACTCTTTGCTCTCTGTTATAGCTTGCTCAATATCATCAATTGTATTTTGTGAAATCATGTCCCATATGCATACTCCACAGTGCGTGATAGATGTAATACTTATCTCAGCTGGACTACCACAATAGTCGTGAGTCTGAGGTTCAGCGTGTGCATACTCATAGTATACATCAAGCTCTATATCATCCACTTTGTAAGTGAATATTTCGTCATTCCAAATACTCATAAAAGATTATTTAACTGGTTAATACTATCGCTGAAATCTACTCCAGCAATCTCATTGGGATTTGGCTCTTCGCATCCTTCCATTTCAACCCACTGTTCATAACTTCTGTAGGTTGTACGCACATAAATAATAGACTCTAATGACTCTATGCTTGTGCCATTGATATTGCATACCAATCTCATTTCTTCTTCGGTTGCGATGCTCATTACATCGTCCCATACTTGACTGAATTTATCTATCTTCCCCATTTTG